TTATCGCCGTCGGCCCCTTGGATTGAAAATCCAAATAATCTACCAGCCATTTTATAAGTGCGTTGTCTATAGGTTTATTTATCAGCCTACGACAACCTGGCCATTCTCATTCAGGGCTTCCCACCACTGAACTTGCATCTCAACAGCAAACTCTTCGACTACGTTATTTTGATCGTAGGAGAGTTCGATTGGAGCAACCTGAGTTGGGAATACGCCGTGGAAATGATACGAGCGCAGAATGGGGATGGTTTGACCAGTTTGAACAGGTGCAGTAGTCGAACTTGTGACTGGAGCACGACCCAGTTGATGAACGTAAGCTTCCTGTTGATAAACGGTAGGATCTACTTCACCACCGTTATCAGAAACCTTGTTGATCAGGTTCATCCACTTCTCGAATGCATCACGCAGAGAGAAGTTGCTGTCATTCAGGACTGTGATGGTCCAAGTGTCAAAAGTTCTTTCACCTGCAATCTTCAGTTCACGACCTCTGAAAGGAACAGAGATTGGAGTGATGTTGGAAGCAGGAAGGTTTGCACCTTTTACTAAGAAGCGAGTCTTGTCACTGATATCGTTGTCATCAATGGCAAGTGCGGGGAACTTGAGTTCCACCTCAAAGAAGTTAGGGCGAACGCCGCCGCCCAACATCTTCGATTTAAAGGTATCCAGGGTTCTCGCATTAGCCCCTGTGTTAGGGATTTGCTGAGGCATTTTACTTTAAGCTCCTGTTAATTGGATCGAATGAACAACGTTATCAGACAGTGCCGACAACTTCTTCAAAACTGATACCCGTGCGTGTTGCAACAAATGTCAGTCCGATGAAGTTGATCGAACGTGCAGGTTTGATGAAGATATCAGCGCGGAATTCGTTCGCGTCAATAACATCAGGTGTGTTATTGGTCTCATCGCAAACAACCAGGAATTCACTAATACCTCTCTTAGCCTGTACATCGCGCAGGAATGGTTCAGTGATATTTACAAAGTTTGCGCGGGTGATCGCGTCGTTGAACTCAAAGAGTTGTGCGCGAGCGGCTCTCTCAATCGCAGTTTCGATTGTGAGGAACAGACGACGAACGTTGATTCTGTCGAATGCGGAGACATAGGCCAGTGCAGTCTTGTCACCGAAGAGGATAACTCCAGATCCAGGTGCTGCAATGATTGGGTTGATTCTCTTGCTGTAGAGAAGATCTCTCTGTGCTTGAGATGGGTTGTATGCAAGTTTGACTGCGTTGTTAACAACACCGCGAGCAGTACCTGCGGGCGAGAACCATGGGAACGAATTCTGTGAGGTTCTTGCCATCATTCCAGCAACGTCAGCGTTACATGGGATGTAACGGAACTTGTTA